ATAAGAATGGTTTATAACAAATTCAAAGAATATTGGGAATCATATGGCCTAGAATTATTAGCAGGATTTTCTTTATTAATAATCATAGTTTTGTTTATCTACAACTTAACTTTTAAAAAAGAAAATGGAACATTTACTATTCCAAGAAGATTCGACAAAGGACATGACGGGTCATATTCGTCAGGAAATAATTTAAGAGGAATACAACATACAGAAAAAGATAGCAAGTTAGAATTACAAGCTAAATTTATTCTTGAAAATGTATTTAAAAAACCTTTTTTAAAAATAAGACCTGATTTTTTACAAAACGATGTTACAGGTCAAAATCTAGAAATTGATTTATATAACGACGAACTTAAACTTGGAGTTGAAGTAAACGGGGACCAACATTATCGTTTTATACCATTTTTTCATAGAAACAAAGAAGCTTTTAGAAATCAACGTTATAGAGACGAAATGAAAAAAATAAAGTGCAGAGATAACGGTATTACACTTATTGAAATACCGTATAAAGTAGGAGAAAAGGGTATAAAAAATTATCTTTTAAATAAGTTACGGTTAGAAGGGTTTTTAATATGAAAATTCTTCTTTATTAATATAAAAAAGAGGGTTCTGTAAAATTTATTCTCACTTTATACTTTTCTAAAGGCTCATTCGGATGAAGAAAAGTACAAAATTTTTGTTTTTTACAATTATCACCAAAAGCGCATTTTGGAAAAACAAGTTCATCTATAAAATGTGCAAAATTACACAATTTACGATAACAATGTCCATATTTAATCTTAATATCACAAAATTTAGACTTTTTTAATTGATTTGATATCTCTTTTTTATTTGATAAAATTTCAAATCCTTTATTACGTTTCTTATAAAATTCCTCTTTTACTTCTTTCACCTCTTTTACCTCTTCATTGAACACTCCTTCATCATTCTTATCCTCATCCTCATCCTCCTTGTCCTTATCATTCTTATCCTCATTCTTATCCTCCTTGTCCTTATAATCAAATACTCCAATGATATTATATTCCATTTGTATTTCTTTAGTAAAAATACTACACATAATCAACTCTTTCAATAAGGTTTTATATTATATAATTTAATATATACTATTAAATTATATTAAATTATCATTTTTAATTTTGTTTAATTTTGTTCTTAATTTAAGCCATTTCAACAGATGGTGACGATGAACCTTTTGGTTTCATCATCATTAAAACGCCAGCAGCAGCAAGAGCGCCAAGAAGAGCAGCAACAACCGCGAGAAGAGATGTTTTCATCCAATTAACTTTTGGTTTACCATCCTTGTCTAAGTCATCTTTTTTGCATAATCCCATAGAGACTGGGCGTTTAAATTGAACGACAAGGACGACAACAAGAAGACATGCTAAAGCAACACCGAGCATAATGTATAAATTATTACCAGACATTAAATCGTCAAAGCCGCCTGAATATTTTAATGAATAGGTTGGTTTTAAAAAGTAGACCATTTTATGGTAAAAAAGATAATATTTTTTAATTTTTTTTTATTTTTTAAAAATTTATTCTGTTTAAATCATTTTCCAAAAATCCAAATTCTTTAAACCAGTTTTTTTCTAATGGATGATATTTTTCTAAAAAATCTCTTTCTTCCACAGTCAAATCAGATGGATGTAAACCAGAACGAATGGCAACGCTAAGTTGTTCAAGAACCTCTTCTGCAACTTTATTTTCTCCCTTTTCATTGTAATCATATGAATACATATGTTCACCAGCTTTCTCGTATTTTTCTTTATCTTCAGGAGACAATGTTTCCTTCAATTTTTTCAAAGCTGGATCATCAAAAATGGAATAAGACGACATCTTTATCTTATACAACCTTTTATCTTTATTTTATATTCTTAAATTTCTTATCTTCTTATCTTCTTATCTTCTTATCTTCTTATCTTCTTATCCCTATTTTTATTTCCTAAAATTGAATTTAACCTTTGTCAAAACAATAAAGAAATAAAAGAATTAGATTAAAGATGGAAGAATCGTTGAATGAAAAATATGCTATTAAAGTATTATCAGAAATGATAGAAGACAGAGGATATATTGTAGAATATATAAAGAATGACGAAAAAAAGAATGTTGCAGATAAGCAAGATGACGATGATGAAGATGATGATGATGAAGACGAAAAGGAAGATTCCGAATATCCTTATGTTATAAAAGCGTTTCACGTAACCAATCATAAAAACATTATCCTTTGTTTTTTATCCGAAGACGACAAATTAAATATCCAAGGAATTAAAGACAAAATATCAATCATGAATAAAGAAAATGCAGAAAATTGTATCATTGTTTATCGTTCAAGTGTAACATCCAGTGCTAAAAAATCTCTTGAAACTCTTAAATATAATTTTGAGTTATTTGGTTTACACGAACTTCAATTAAATATTACAAAACACAGACTTGTACCCCGACATGAAAAAACATGTACAGAAGAAAAGATTGAATTAGAAAAATCCTTTAAGGGAAAGCTTCCCGTTTTATTACACACTGATCCCGTATGTAGATATTACGCCTTTCAAAAAGGAGATTATATTCGTATTACAAGAAAAAATGGTTCTGTTCACTATCGAGTCGTAAAATAAACAGGTTACAAAAGTAAGTTTATAAAATATAAGTTATATAACTTATATTTTTCGTTTCCTTTTTTCATTTCCTTTTTTTGATTTCATTTAATCGTTTCTAGTCTTATCATATCTTTCTTCATGAAAATCCCAAAAATCTTGACAACCAATCCTAAATTCCGGTGGTATAGGTTTTGCTTTATACCAAAAGACACAATCTTCTATCTTATTAGAAGTGGTCTGATTATGTACATACAAAGCTGTATAATCATCTGTCAGCTGATCCAACACATCGCAAAACATTGAAAAATCTGGAAACACGCCAGCATAATTTTCCCATAAACTTTTTCTATTTTTCATATTGGTCTCTCGAAGAATAAAAGTTCCATCCACATTGGTTCTGATCACAGGTTTAATATCCAAACTATATTGAAGACTTAAAATAAACCACATTTTCCAGTGACGACCATTTTTAAATATGCCCTGAAATAAAGGATCATTAAAAAGTTTTGGGTCATCTGTACAGTCATCAAGTAATAAAATCGCCCAAGGACAAGGGAGATGTTGTTTAGCAAGTTTTTGACGGTTAACCATTTCATTAATCTTGTCTTTATCCAAAGAATTAAATACAAAAGATTGAGGAAAAATTTTTCCGTAATGACCATTGCTATCTTCTGTTCCACTCATCACAACACCTACAGGAAAAATATGACTTTTTTCATATAAAAGACTTGTAATCATAGTTGTTTTTCCTGTACCAGGTTTTCCAATAATTACAATTTTGCTTCCACCCTGTTCGGGCTTGTTCATATTTTTAGTTGAAGGAGCAATCATATCTGGGTCTAATTCTTTTATACGAAATATAATATTATTCGGTGCAGCCATTTTCTTTCCTATCTTTTAAATCTTTTAAATATTTATATATTTTTAAATAAATATTCTCTTATTTCTCTTATCTCTATTTATTTTGAAAGTCTTCGACAACGTTTTCTTGAAACTCTTTATCCTTTAATACAGCATTGATATAATTAATCAATGGCTTTAAAATTACTTTTTTTTCATCAATCTTTATTTTTTCGATAGATTTCATCTAAGGACGGAAATCTATCATCATCCCATGACGGGTCGTATGCAATTTATTTAAATGTTAATATAATAAATTATATTATTTATTAATAGCGAAGTTTGCGTTTAGACTTTGATTTAAAAGACTTTCTAACCCTTCTTGAAACCCTTCTTGACTTTTTCGCTTTTAACTTATTTTTTCTTGACTTACATGACTTACATGAAGATCTTCTAAACTTAAAGTCGAAATCTAACTCGTCAAATTGTTTATGTAATTCTTCGTCTGATAAAGGAACATAATATTTTCCGTAATTATCTTTTTCATCTTTTCCATAAATATCTGACATACTTATAGCTTTAGGAGGACCCAACGATTTTCCAATATATTTTTTAGGAGAAGGAATCAGCGATTTAGGAGAAGGTGCTTCGTTAAGAATTTTAATAAGTTTGTTTTCCTTTA